GCCACCGCAGAATCATCGGCGAAGCGGTGGGCAACCAACGATAGCCGCAAGTCAGAATCAACCGGCCGCAGCGTAGTCTTCCTGAATATCACGGCGCCATACGTCGATTCGGCGAGTGCTAGCATCTCAGAAAAGCTGCTGCCTACTGATGATCGTGCATGGGAGATCAAGCCTACGCCGATCACAGCGCAAATGCGGATGGCATACGCTCTCAACGGTGTTACGGGAGAGATGGTCGACGCGATGCTGGACGATGCGAAGGCGGCGGCGCGTGGGATGCAGATCGAGATCGACGACCGGCTGGTAGAGTCCGGGTGGCACGGAGAAGTCCGGAAAGTCATCGAGGATGCAGCAAGGATCGGGTCAGGGGTGCTGAAAGGACCGTACCCGAAGAAGCAGACGTCCAAGCTCTGGCGGAAAGATCCCGTCACCGGCGAGTCGATCATGGAATCGGCGTCAGAAATCGTGCCGGCAACGAAACGGGTTGATCCGTGGCAATTCTGGCCGGACAGTGCTTGCGGAGAGGACGTGCAGAACGGCAGCTATGCCTGGGAGCTTGAATACCTTTCGACGCGGCAGGTGGCCGACATGCTCGGCATGCCGGGATATGACTCTGAGGCCATCAAGCAAGCGCTGAGCGAAGGTCCGGCGCATGTGTCTTCGCCGGCAGGATACCCGCAAACAACCTCAAACCGAGAGCGCGGCGACAGGCAGTTCGAGCTGTGGATATTCTATGGCGTGGTTTCGTCAGAGGACCTTGGGGAATACGGCGTAGAGGTCGATGACGGAATCCCGAAGTCCTCGGCAATGGCCCTGATCCTGAACGATCGGATAATCAAGGTATCGCTCAATGTGCTCGATACCGGAGATCTCCCCTATGACATCCTTGCATGGCAGCGTCGGCCCGGGATGCCGTGGGGTACAGGAGTATCTCGCAAGCTGCGAACGGTACAGCGAATCCTCAACAGCGCGGTCAGGGCCATGCTGGAAAACGCCGGACTATCGGCAGGGGTGCAGATAGTGATCGGGAACGGGATTGTCCCGGCGGACGATAACTATACGATCAACGGGCGGAAAATCTGGAGGGCCGAGCCAGATGTGATCGACGTAAGGCAATCGTTCTATGCGTTCGTCCCGCCCTCTGTGCAAGGCCAGCTCATGGGGATCGTCACATGGGCGATGAAGGTGGCCGAGGACACAACCGGAATGCCGGCAATGCTCCAGGGGATTCGAGGGGATGCGCCAGATACGCTAGGGGGTATGCAGATGGCGCAAAACGCCTCGTCGAGCGTGCTGCGTCGGATCGCTAAGCGGATGGACGATTACGTCACAAGGCCGCATATCACGCGCTACTTCCAGTGGTTCATGCAATATTCAGATCGAGAAGACATCAAGGGAGACTTCCAGGTGGATGTCCGGGCATCCTCTGCCCTCGTTGAGCGGGATGCCCAACAGCAATTCCTGTTGGGCCTGATGCAGCTATCCGCCGACCCGAGGTACGAGATCAGCCCGGCGCGTCTGGCGTCGGAACTTCTCAAGGGCAAGAGCATTGATCCAAAGCGCGTGCTCTACACCAAGCAAGAGCTGGATGAGATGCGGAAGGCAGCGCCTGATCCTGTCGCGGAAGCCAAGGCAGACTTGCTGCGTGCACAGAAGCGATTGGCAGAAGTCACGGCGGTCAACAAGTCCGTCGAAGGGATGTATTCGGCCACTACAGCGGCAACCCAGCTTGCCTCGAACCCGGCAATCGCGATCCCGGCCGACGAGCTGATGAAGTCCGCCGGTTTTGTGGATGCGAACGCTCCGCCAATCGTCCCTGGCGCCAGCCTCAATGAGGTTGAACCGGCGCCACCCCCTCGTCAGAACACGTCTCCGATGTTCCCACCGAATCCTGATGTCGGCCTCAACAGAGGGATGGAGTCTGGAGACTTGCCATGATTGGCGAAATTGATTTCTCTGGCGCGACGTGGAAAAGTCTGAGACAGCGCGCATCAAGCAGGTTGGACCGCCTGCGTGTGGCCAATGACGCCGCTTTATCGGCAGAACAGACGGCAACAATCAGGGGTCGGATCATGGAACTGAAAGAATTTCTGGCGTTGGACAATCCAGCCCCGGAAGGTTTCGCGGACGAGCAGTAGCCCCTCCGCTTGTGCAGGACGTTTTGATGGATGAGTGCGACAGATGAGCGACGAAACAACCGACATCGAACAGCAGAAGAACGAAGCGGCATTTTCCGCAGGGTTCAATTCCGTGCGGTCCTCCGACGACTATGTGACGCCCGAGGAAGAAGATGCGCCTGTAGAAGTATCGGCTGCATTCGATGAGGAAACCGATGATGAGCCAGAAGCCATTGCCGGCACCGGCCTGACTGCGAGCCAGATCAAGGATCTTCTCGCGAGGACATCTCGTTTTGAGGAGCAGCTTGGCAAGGCTCACGGCAAGATCGGGGAGTTGAATCGTACCGTCCAGGAGCTGCGACAGCCCAAGACCGCAGAGACTGTCCATGTGCAGGAAGTCGCCGGTTCCCTGGAAGATGACGACTGGTCAGAGGTCGATGAGCTTTTCCCTGGGTTTGCGCAGAAAGTCGCCGATAGAGCGCGGCGCGCAGCAATCGAGGCGATGCAGGAATCAGGAGTCGGGCAGCAGCAATTCGATCATCACGAGATCATGCGAAACATGGCCGTATCGGTCATGGATGCGACCAATCCGGGATGGCGAGAGACGGTGCAGTCAGACGATTTCTCTCTGTGGATCGCAACCCAGCCTGAAGAGGTGCGGGAGACATTCAACCGCACCTGGGATGTCGGTGAATTCAGCTCGATCATCCGCGGATTCAGTGAATCACGGAAGCCGGCGCAAACGAGAAACAGGCAACGCCTTGAGGCGGCAATCACCCCGGACGCCAGGGCTGGAGTTGTGCATCGCGGGATGACGAACGAACAAGCGTTTAAGTACGGATTCGAATCAGTGCGAAACGCAAGAAAATATTAAAGGGTAATCACAATGTCGAAGTTTTCAGTAGCTTCACCAGCCCAGCGGACAAACGTCCTGGCCGGGCAAATTATCGCCCACTCCATCCCGGTAGAGGTGCTTGGCATCACGGGCATGCAGCGCCAAATTCCGAAGAACAAGAGCCGGACGGTCTCGTTTCGCCGCTATCGGCCATACGGCGCCCTGGCGACGAACGAGAACACAAAAAATCGGTGGGTAGTAGATTCGACGGCGCACGTCTTGACTGAAGGCGTGACGCCGACCGCCGATACGATGGTCCCGGACGACGTTTCTGTGACACTGCAACAGTACGGATGTTTGTACGAAGTCACCGACCAGACCGTTGATCTGTACGAAGACGACGTTCCGGAAGAGATGAAAAAGCAGTGCGGCGAGCGCGTCGGCCTGATCCGCGAGATGGTGCGCTACGGCATCCTGAAGGGCGGCGTCAATGTGTTCTTCTCTGGAGGAACTACCCGCGGCACGGTCGATGAAAAGCTGACACTCAAGGTGCTTCAGAAGGCTTCACGCACGCTCCAGCTCAACCACGCCAAGCGCGTGACCGGGATTCTCGCGCCCAGCGAAAATGTTGCCACAAAGCCCTGCGAGGCGGCGTACTTGGTCTTCTGTTCAACAGACGGTGAGGCCGATGTGCGGGCATTGGCAGGATTCAAGACCGTTGCCGAGTATGGCACGCGCAAGCCGATCAACGAGAACGAGATCGGAAGTTGCGAGAATTTCCGCTTCATCTCAAGCCCGGAGCTTTCACCGTACCTCGATAGCGGAGCACTCACCGGTTCAACGGGACTGCTATCCAGCGGTACAAAGGTCGACGTCTACCCCTTCATCATCTGCGGTGAGGACGCCTGGGGACAGGTCGCGCTTCGTGGCGAGGATGCGGTAAGCCCGACTTGGATACCCCCAGGCGAGAAGACCAAGAGCGACCCGCTTGGGCAGCGCGGATTCGTCGGCGCGAAGTTCTACTTCAGTTGCAAGATCCTCAATGAGGGCTGGATGGCCATCATCGAGGCTGGCGTATCAGACCTAGCGTAACGGCCTGATGTAAATCCGGACGGCCAGACTCATCTGGCCGTCGACCAAAATGAAAGGGTAACAAATGGCTGACAACAGCGCAGGACAAACCATCACGACCACCAATGACCAGTCCACCGGCGGTGCGGCATCTGGAAAAATCGTGTTCGACTCTACCGCAATCACGACGACCGACTATGTGCGTGTCGAGTGCGGATTCCAGCCGCGGCGCATCCTCTGGCTGAACCTGACTGACCGTATCAGCGTCGATTGGTTCGAGGGAATGACGGCATCGCAGAACCTCAAGACGGTCGCCGCAGGAACCCGGACGCTGGATACCACGGCAAACGCCGTCGTAGTCGACTCGAAGGGCTTCCGCATCCTGCAGGACGCTACGCTCGGCGCTATCGCCGCCTCCAAGACGTGCATCTGGTTCGCCAATCCGTAATGAAACAGATGGGGAGGCAGATTCGCCTCCCGATTCAAAAAGGGTCGAGAATGTCATATCGCAAGCAAGTATCCGCAGCAGAGGAATACCTCGGCGCTAAACAGCCTATCAGCATCTCGGATGTCGGCATGAGTCCTGGCGACATCGAGGTCGTCGACAAGGTGCCGACTGGCGACAAGATCGAAACCGAAAGATTCATGGCGCAGATGATTGATGTCGTCGTCCATGATTCTGCGGATGAGACAGATGATGATTTCGTCATCGTGCAGGTGAATGGAAGGACGCAGGCTTTTCTGCGGAATAAGGTTCAGAGGGTGCGCAGGTTCTTTGTCGAGGCGCTTGCCAGATCGAAGCGGACGACGTTCAAGCAGCGCCTGGACGACCGTCTTGGTGAGTCCATTGTCAACGTCATGCACCCCCGCCACGTTCTGAACTATCCTTTTACCGTGGTCAGCGACCCTGACCCGCGCGGCGTGCCTTGGTTGCAGCAAGTGCTGGCACAGCGGAAGTAACCCCGTGAATCTGCGCGATCTGATCGACGCCTACCGAGAAGAATCCGCCGACAACGGGACCCCGCCGTTGGTTTCCGATGCCGCGCTGATCCGGTTCTCCAACGAGGCACAGCGAGAGGCATGCCGACGCGGGGGGCTGCTGGTCGATTCGACAAGCGCCGTCTGCACGGTCGGAATCGTTGCCGGAGACCCGTTGGTAAAGCTCGATCCAGTCATCACGCATGTCCGCCGAGCCAGGCTGTCGAGCAATGGAGCGGTCCTACGCCCGGC